ACGAACCGTGCGCCAGGCCGCATGTTGGACATGCCCTGCAAAATGCCTTCGATGGCTTCCGGCTTACCGCGTCCCTTGATGGATGCATTCCGTAACACGTCAAAGATCGTGTGTTCGAAAGCATAAGCGACTTTAGCCAATGCATAAAGTCGCTCGACGCCATGGTTCGCTATCGGCCTTGGCTTGTCTTTCGCAGAGACTTCGCTTTTCACAAAAGCCTTGATGACGGTATCGAAACCCGTAACGCCATCCTTGAGGGCTATGTTCATAGCGTCCAACTCGGCCTGCATGGCCGTCTCGTGCGTCATCTTCTTGGGCAGGGCAGACTTACGTAAAGTCTCGAAATCACGCATGGCCTTCTTCAGGTTGGCCGACGTGAACACCTTCGCCTTAAGCTGTTCGATGAGCACATCTCGCGTTTTGGCCTCCGACACCAAGGGGTTGTGCACCCCTATACCGATGTTGCGCATGTCATGCGCTTGCCGTAGGTTCTGCTCGTCGTTGGAGTGCAGATAGTTGGGTGCCTGAGTGAGCAGCGGAAAACGCGCTGCTGCGGTGCGCTTACCACTCGCGACGCCGCCTTCAAACCCTGGCGGCTCCACCAACTCTGGACGATCATCTTGCGTGGCCGTGGTAGTGCTGCACAAATGCCCGCCTTCCACATAGGCGCGCTGTTGTTCTTCCACGGCCGTTGCGGCCTCCGCCTCAGCAAGTGCTTCGGCGGCGGCTGGCTCAGGGGGGCGCGCAGCGGCCTCCCTTTCGCCGGTGAAGAGGAACTCAATGCATTCCTCCGGCGGGTTATCACCTTCTTCCCCGCCGTCCTCCGGTCCGTCCCGGCCGCCGTGCGGCTCGATACGAACTCCCTTCCTTGAATCCGTAAGCCCATCATCGCCTTCGCCCTCGTCGCCAATGTAAAATACCCTTGGCGCCCTGGCCCTGTCGGCCGGTTGGTCGCAGACCTCCCACGAAGTGGGTGGCCTGCACATCCCACAGAGTGATGGCAAAGCCTTGGCCGCTAGGCCGCGGCCGATGGTGTAGCCGGTAAAGACAAGCTCGTCGACAATCGCCTCATACCCCACCACGAGGTACGCGCGACGCCTGAACGCGTCCCTTGCGGCACAAACGAGATTCGTTAGTTGGAGATCTGCACAAGACGGCTTGATGCCCCACGCCACGCTTGCCTGATGTTTGATGGCAAAGCTGGTGGCATCGGCGATCAGCGCCGTCGGCAAACACACGCGCGCGTCAACCTCGTTCGGCCATTTAAGAATGGTGTTGTTGCAACGAGGGCATGTACGATTAATCGTCATGTGGCGCGACATGTGATCTTCCGCGCTGCGTGGACAGCGCAAAAACTCCAACTCAGCACGATGACACACGCTGCAGACACCCGGAAAAGTGCTCCCGAATCGCTTGTGTGCAAACATGCTGCCCCTAGCAAGTATACGCGTGAACGTAGTGGTTCGGGGTGACCACGCCAAATTGGTTTTAACTCTTAGCGACACAGTGCACCTTGAGCCAAAATGGCTA